AAAGTTGAATTTGATGGATAACAGAATAGTAAAACTAAAGAAAACAGCGTGTTATTTATATGGCATAAAAGACAAAGATTTTGTATCTAGGAATAGAGCTAGACATTTAGTTGATGTAAGACGAATGGTTTACTCAATCTGCAAGGATTTATTAGAAATGCCATGGACAGACATAGGCAGATGCTTTAAGGTAAATCACGCTACTATTATGCATCATCACAAAATACATACAAATCTATTAGAGGTGGACACAATATACAGAGACAAGTTTATGAACTTATTGGAGGTATATAAAGCCGACATAGACTATATTGATATGAAAGAGATGCTGCATATCATTAGGTCTTTAAAAACATCAACAGCACGAAAACAAATTTTAAAACAACTACAAAGAGAGAATTATGAAAACGAAATTAACACAGAAGCAGAAGGTATTGAGACACTTGAAACAAGTGGGAGCGATAACACCATTGGAAGCGTTCAATGATTACGCAATCATGAGACTAACATCTAGGATACATGAGTTAAAGGAAGAGGGATACAATATCTCTTCGGAGCTTATATCAAGTAAAAATAGATTTGGAGAAAAAGTATCATTTTCTAAATATACACTCAATGCGTAGGATAAGAGTAGAAAAGTCTAAGAACTTTACCACAATCAACAATGAGTTTATTTTTAATAAGGACTTATCTTTAAAAGCTAAGGGGATGCTATGTCATCTCCTGGCTTTACCTAACGACTGGAAGCTATATGTTGAAGAGGTGGAGAAGTGGCACACAGACGGTAAATCAGCCATTTATAGCGCATTTAAGGAGCTTACTACTAATGGATATATGATGAGAGAACAAAAAAGAGATAAGCTCGGCAAGATAGTTTCTTGGGATTATATAGTCTTTGAGAAGCCACATACCGATTATCCAGATGTGGATAAGCCAGATGTTGATAAGCCAGATGTGGAAAATCGAACGCTACTAAATACTAATAATACTAAAGACTTAAAAAAAGTAAATACTGATAATAATAAAACAGAGGACTTTTATCCTTTTGATTTAAATGTTGAAGCTTGGAATTTTTGGAAAGAATTTAGGAAAGAGCAGTTTAGAACTACTTACAAGCCATTGGGAGAAGCAGCAGCAATCTCTAAGCTTTTAAGAATCTCTAACAACGACAAAGAACTCCAGGCGCAAATCTTACAGCAATCTATTGAAAACGGTTGGAAAGGATTATTTGAGTTAAAAACAGAAAAACAAACGAAAGTCCAAAAGATACTTACTAACTATCAGAAAGGACTTGAAATGATTAATAAGGAATATGATGACTAAAGAACAAACAGCAGAACTTAATTTATTAATTGCTACCTTTAGATGCTTTAACGAGCAGCTCTACAATTTAAAAGGATCACACTCTGGAATAGTAAAGCTCAAATTTAATAGGCTTTTAAAGGTGGCTAATCAATATGAAAAAGAGATAGTAAAATGGACAGAGGGCAGCGAACAATTAGAGATAATATACGACAATCTGATGGATGTAATAGTAACGGTAAAAAAACAAGTAAATGAATAAGCTAGTAGAACGCAAAGACGTAACGGTCAAAAATATGTTAAAACTATATTCTAACGATACAAGATATAAAAAGAAAATAAGCTGGGATTGCTTTTATCTTGTTACTGGTTGGAAAAATGTTAACCTAACAAAAAACAATAAACATGGATAAAAGTAATCAAGTTTGGTATTTATGTAAACACGACATTAAAGAATTAAAAAAACAATGCTATGACGTTATATCTACCATTTATGTTCAGCTAGGACAAGCTCCAGAGGCTGAGATAATAGTACAGATGACTACTTTATTATGCAATGACTTAGCTACAAACTATAGCTCTATGGAAATGGAAGAGGTTAGATTTGCAATAAATAAACACATAAGAGAGAACGACGGACCACACTTTGTTAATGTTCCTATGTGGAATGAAGCTCTTAGAAATCGCAAGATGTCAAAAGCTTTAAAAAATCAAACTAATCAAATTGACGAATATGAACTCTATAAAAAGCGTGTAGAGTCGTTTAGTAAGGCAATAGATAAGAGAGAAATAAAAAAGATAGGCAAATGAATGTTTTAGAGTTATTTGCTGGTAGTAGGTCAATTGGTAAAGTTGCTGAAAGTATGGGTTGTAATGTTTTTAGTATTGATATTTATAATTTTGAAAATATAAACTTAGTTAAAGATATTGAATTTTTGACACCTAAAGACATTCCATTTATACCAGATATGATATGGGCATCACCTCCATGCACTACATTTTCAATAGCTGCTATAAGTCATCATAGACCAATAAATAATAAATTATCGGAATTTGCAATTAAATCAGACAGACTTGTAAAAAATACTTTAAAATTAATTAAACATTTTAATTGTATTTATTATATTGAAAATCCTAGAGGATTATTAAGAAAACAAAAATATATGATAGGTATTCCAAAAACAACTATTTGGTACTGTAAGTATGGAGATAAAAGAGCAAAACCAACTGATATTTTCAGCAACAATATACAAAGCCTATTTAACGTAAATGGTTGGATACCTAGAGAAAAATGCTTTAACAATAATATAAATTGTAAACATGAATCTGCTCCTAGAGGTAGTAAAACTGGAACTCAAGGATTAAAGAATAATTATGAACGCAGCAAAATACCATTTGATTTATGTTTAGAAATTATAAAAAGTACTAAATATGCCAACAACAATAAGTAAACTAAAGAAAAAGCTAGATTCTTTATTTAGCCAATACACAAGACTGAGGAACGCAGACCATTTAGGTCGAGTCAAATGCTTTACTTGTGGAGTTGAGAAACATTGGAAAGAGCAACAAGCTGGACACTTTCAGAGTCGCAGTCATCACTCAACAAGATGGGATGAGGTAAACGTACAAGTACAATGTGTTAAATGCAATATGTTTAGACAAGGAGAGCAGTATAAGTTTGGAATGTACTTAGACCAAAAGTATGGAGAAGGCACAGCAGAAGAGTTAGAAATAAGAAGTAAAACAATAGTTAAACTCAATAGAACAGACTATGAGGAAGCAATCGAAAGGTATAAACAAAAAATTAAAAAGCTGGATTAACAATAGATTGTTTAAAACTTTAAACGCTGAGGAGTGGGAGATAGAATCAATTTTATATATTTACAATAATGAAAAAGAAAGTAATATTCGAGGGAGGAGTCAACAAAGTCTCGACTTTAGCAGATGGGACGCTGAGTATAAACATACACACGCAAGAACTGCCAGAGGAGACAATGATGAGAGTATTTAGTTTGCGTAAATCTCCAGGAATGATTCTGATAAGCTCAGACGATATAAGCAAGGCTGAGGTCCAAGAGGTAGAAAAGTTTACCACAGACTTTGAAGTAGGTAAGACTAAGACTGCTTCACAAAGACTAAGAGCTGTACTATATAGAGTATGGGAGCAAGAAGGAGAGCCTAGAGGTTATACTGATTTCCCAGTATTTTATGAATCTCAGATGGAAAGGATAATAAACAAGTATAAAACAACACTTGAGCAATAATAGGGCAACCAGACACCAAGAGATTTATAAAAGAACGGAGAACGGACTAGAGCTTGTATTACCAAAAAAGATAACCACAGACATAAGTTTCCAACTAATGTTTGGACATAGAGAAGATTACAGAGTAGAAGAGCAAAGAATAGAACAGAATGCAAACAGATACCAAGCAAAAACATATTTAAGCATTGAAGATTTTAAGCAGCATATTTAGAACACTATTAGCACTATTAATTATAGTCAGTTGTCTGCCAATATTTATATTAATATTTTTGCATTACTTTGTAGTCGGATTTATAGCAGAAGAAAATAAAAGAAATGAAGATTGTAGCGAGTGTTAGTATAGAGGTAAAGGTTGAGGATACAGAACTCCTTGACGATGCAAAGGAGAGAGCAATAGATACTCTTATTGACAACCTTGAGGATTGGCTTAACAATAACGGTATACCTCCAATCATTGCAATAGAATACAAGCTACCAGAGTTTGGAGATAATGAAACAGATTTTTTAAACTGATGCCAAGTCTACCAAAAGGAAAGAAAAAGAAATGGATCGCAAGTAGCTCTAAGACTACTGGCTTTACAGAAAAGCATAAGAGCGACAACTATGACTTCTATAATAGCAGAGCATGGAGACAGCTTAGAAAGTGGCATATAGAACGTGAGCCACATTGCAGATGGTGTAGTGAAGAGGGAAAGGTAAACTATAAAGATAAAATAATTATTGACCACATAGTAGAGATTAAAGACGGTGGAGATAGACTAAACCAAGACAATTTACAGACTTTATGTCTGCCACATCACAATCAGAAAACAGCGTGGGCAAAAGCAAAAAGGAAAAATAAATGAAACATTCAAAGTATTACTACGACTATACAAGGAATATGGACGACACTAAAGACCTAAAGAATAATCCTATACCTAACTACTATATAGGTAACACATACGGCTATGAAGCTAGAAAAGTATGTGAGGATTGGGATTTATCGTACAACATAGGAACAGCAGTAACCTATCTACTGAGGAGTAGCTATAAGCATGACAGCCCATACGACTGCATACAGAAGGCTATAAACCATTTACAATTCGAACTAGACAAACTAAACAACAGAGAACAATGAGCGAACTAATAGATTTATTTGAGGAAGCAAAGAGAATAATAGACAAGCAAGAGGAACTAATAAAGATGCAACAATCATTAATAAAGACAATGCAACAAGGACTACAAGGAGTAGAACTAAACGAGCTACTACTAAAGAAACAATTAGCAGACCTACAAGAGGAGCTAGTGAGTATTACAAATGATTACATCGATAGCAAAAATATATATAAGGGGGGGGCGTAAAAAGTTTAACCAATACCGACGTACATCGCATGGGTGAGCTTTCATTTTTTATACGCATAATTAAAGCTAAATCGTATGGGTATAGATTTACCAAACTAAAACCAGTTTAAGTTCAGATGGATATAAATAAAATACATAACCAAGATTGTTTGGAAGCTATGAAGCTGATGAAAGACAATGAATTTGACTTAGCAATAGTCGACCCTCCTTATGGGATAAAAGCTTCTAAAGGAGTTGGTTTACACTCAAGAAAAAAATTTGCAAAATCAGATAAAGACTGGGATGATAAAACACCTAAACAAGAATATTGGAATGAACTTTTTAGAGTAAGCAATAATCAGATTGTATGTGGAGCTAATTATTTTTTAGAGCATTTATATTCAACTAAAAGTTTTATCTGTTGGGTTAAAAATAATCCAGCACCTAATTTTGCACAAGCTGAATTGTTATGGACTTCTACTAATATAAATGGTAAAGTCTATGATAGTGGCAAACAGATTCAACATCAAATTATGTGGGAAGGTGGAAGTATACACCCAACTCAAAAACCTATATCTTTATACGAGTGGCTATTAATGAATTACGCTAAAGAAGGAGATAAGATTTTAGACACTCATTTAGGTAGTGGCTCAATAGCCGTAGCTTGTCACAACTTAGGTTACGACTTAACTGGCTATGAACTTGACAAAGAATACTTTGACAACGCAATCAAAAGAATAAAAAACCATCAAGCACAAACTAGAATATTTTGAGAGGGAGAAAAAAAATACCAACAAAAGTAAAGGAGCTAAAAGGCACACTAGAGAAATCCAGATTGGTGGGAAATGAAATGGATACATCTCAAGTTGTTAGTATGCCTTCGGCTCCCTCCTTTCTCAATAAGCAAGGCGCAGACGAATGGGACTTAGTCACTAACGAACTAGCTAATATTAAGATGTTGCACTTGACTGACTTATCAATCTTAGCAGCCTATTGTAATGAGATAGGAATCTATAGAGAGATAGCTCAAGAGTTACAAGGCAACTTTACAGAGCAGACCGTTGACAAAGATGGTCGGTTAAGGTCTAGTAAGATTGCTCCTAAGTATAAAGTAATGCAAAACGCTTTACAGAATGCGATGAAAATTGCTACGCAATTTGGATTTACTCCAAGCAGTAGAGCATCCCTTAGTATGCCAGACCAAGACGAAGAGAGTACTGACGATTTTAACTTCTTTGACTAATGAAACTTAAAGAGGACAAGACTTTTTACTTTAATGACAAGGCAGCCGATAGAGTAGTTTACTTTATAGAGAATCACATCAAGCATATCAAAGGAGAGTTAGGAGGTAAGCCATTTAAGTTAGAGCCATTCCAAAAAACAATAGTAAGAGATTTATTCGGTTGGAAGTATAGAGATAGTGGACTAAGAAGATTTAGAACTGCTTACATTTGTCTACCAAGAAAGAACGGAAAGTCAACTCTTATAAGTGCAATAGCTTTGTATATGCTTCTAGCCGATGGAGAGCCATCTGCTGAGTGTTACATCGCTGCTGGAGATAGACAACAAGCTGGAATCATTTTTGATGTTGCTAGTGGAATGGTTAGAGCTGACAATCAACTAAACAAAAATCTTAAAGTATTTAAGAACTCTATTATCCACGAGAAAAGCAACTCAGCATTTAAGGCTATTAGCTCAGAGGCAAGTTCTAAGTTTGGATATAACGCTAGTTTTATTTGTATGGATGAGTTCTTTGTTCAGAAAGACTCAAGCCTATGGGATGCTCTTACAACATCGGTAGGTAGTAGACGTCAGCCAATGACAATAGCCATTACTACTGCTGGGTATAATAGAGAGTCGATATGTTACAAGACTGAGGAGTACGGTAGGAAAGTATCGGAGGGAATAATTAAAGACGATAGCTTTTACTACGTTAAGTATTTCTGCGATTTAGAAACTGATTGGACCACAGAGGAAGCATTGAGAATAGCTAATCCAGGAATAGAAACTGGTGTAGTAAAATTAGACTATCTAAAAAGAGAACAAGAGAAAGCCATCAAGTTACCTAGCTATGAAAATACTTTTAGAATGTTACACCTTAACCAATGGATGAGTAGTGCTAGTAAGTGGCTATCAGACCAACAATGGATGTTGTGCAATAAAGCACCAATTAACTTAGAAGACTATAAAGGGATGACTGCATACGCTGGACTTGACTTAGCTAGTGTTAGAGATATATCAGCTTTTGTTTTAATCATTCCAGAAGACGATAGATTTACAGTAATACCTTACTTTTTTGCTCCAAAAGAAAATGCTTTTATCCGTTCAAGACGTGACCAAGTAGATTATATAGGTTGGGAAAAAGAAGGACTTATGGAATTGACTGAGGGCGATGTAACTGACTACAACTACATAAAGACTAGAATAAAAGAAGTGGCTGAGGTTGTAAACATTAAGAGTATAGCCTATGACCGTTGGAACTCAAGCCAGTTAGTCATAGACTTAACAGAGGACGGATTGCCAATGGAAAGCTATGGGCAAGGCTTTGCTAGTATGTCAGCACCAACTAAAGAACTTGAGAAGCTAGTACTAGGCAAACAGATTAACCACGCTGGTAATAAAGTACTTAGATGGATGTGTTCTAACTTAGCTATGAAGTCTGATCCAGCTGGTAATATTAAAATGGATAAGAGTAAATCAACTGAGAAAATAGATGGAATGGTCAGTCTAGTAATGGCTTTAGGTTGTTATATGAATGACGATAGCCAAGACTCAGCTTATGATGATAGAGGAATAGTTTGGATTTAGTTGTTCACTTTTGCGATTTCTCTTATCTTTGTAAAGTAATTACAAATTTATGGGACTATTTGACTTTCTCCGTTCTGAAAAAAGAGGAGATAACTTTTTAAGAGCTGTTTTTGGTGGCTATGGTGCAGCTAACAGAACGGCTGTCACTCGTGATACTTCATTAACATTTAGTGCAGTCTTTGCTTGTGTCAGAGTTATTAGCGAATCTATCGCTAGTCTACCGATAAAAGTTTACAGAGTCGAGGATGATGACGATAAAATAACAGACGTTAGCCATCCAGTCTACCGACTACTAGCTCGTAATCCTAACGAGTACATGACACCATATACATTCCTAGATACTTTAATGACCAACTTACTGCTAGAAGGGAATGCTTATTTTTATATTGAGAGAGATAGCAACGCTAGACCAGTCTCATTAATTCCTATCAATCCTCAAGATGTTAAGGTCATCAAGCATGATGGGCAAATATATTACGACATCAAAGACTATGAGATAGGAGTCATGAAAGAGGACATGCTGCACTTCTTTAACTTATCTTTTAACGGTTGTGAGGGTGTAAGCGTACTACAAGCGCAGAATACAACAATAGCAACTTCAATAGCTGCTAACGATACAGCAAATAGCTATCTAGGTAACTCTGCTCAAGTAGGTGGAGTAATTAAGCATCCTGGCAAACTAAGTAAAGAAGCAGTAGCTAGACTTAAGAATAGTTGGAATCAATCTTATAGTGGATCATTTGTTGCTGGTAAAACTGCAATTCTTGAGGAGGGTATGACTTTCGAGCAGACTAATATAGATGCAAACAAGTATCAACTTTTAGAAACTAGACGTTTCCAGATTGAAGAGATAGCTAGAATATTTAAAGTTCCTTTATCTTTAATAGGTCACTTAGAAAAAGCTGCTAACTATTCAAGTATAGAGGCTTTGAGTATTGACTTCGTAAGATTTACCTTAATGCCATACATGGTAATGGTAGAGCAAGAGCTAAATCGTAAACTATTTAGAGAGACAGAGTTTGGCTCGTTTACTATTAAGTTAGATGCTAATGCTTTGCTTAGAGGAGATAGTTCCTCACGTGCAAGTTATTACAGAGAGATGGCTAGTATAGGAGCTTTGTCTATTAATGAGATTAGACGAATGGAGGACTTGAACAGAGTTGGTCCAGAGGGAGACCAGTTGTTTATGCCTTTAAACTTTGCTCCAGTTGGAGACATAGAAGAGGAGGATAAATAATGGCTTTAGCTGATATAAATACTAAGCCAACTCAAGAGATGGCAGACGAGGCTACAAAGGGCTTAGAATGGCGTGAGGAGTTTGGTCGTGGAGGTACTGAGGTAGGAGTCGCAAGAGCTAGAGATTTAAAGAATAGAGTTGACCTATCTATACGAACGATAAAAAGAATGTTTAGTTATTTTAGTAGACATGAGGTTGACAAAGAAGGCAAAGGATTTTATAGTGGAGACGAAGGTTATCCATCTGCTGGTCGAATAGCTTGGGCTTTATGGGGTGGAGATGTTGGCTTCTCTTGGACTAAAAGAAAGATTAAAGAAATAGAAAAAGAAGAAAAATCTAATAGTATGAAAAATAAAGAAGTAAGAACTTTTGACGTTCAAGACT